GTTGCGTAGTTTAACGGGCCTTTGTAAACCAAATCGTTAGTAAAAGCTCTTGCTTCGTCTTTAAAATTAAACGGTTCATCATCATCGTCAAAAGGATTCAGTGCATTTAGTATGTTAAAAAATCGCTTAGATCACAAGCATCGTATGCAGCGCAACTAAACGATCTCCAACTTAAAATAGACCCCGCCCTGAAAGAACGTATAAACGAAAAGTTTTTATCCGATTTTGTAGACGATTAAACCCTCCATATACGGATGCCCCGCACTCCGTCTTCTATAGTTACTTTAGTAGCTACTTTATATTTAAGCCGTTTAGTCTCAGCCAGTAAAACTTGCTTGGCTGAGACAGGCTTAAGGCAGGGTATAAAGAACGACCAGCCGCGTTTAAACTTCTTCCAGTTGATCTGGTAATCCACCTTCTCTATCTGCATTTTCTTTAGCTTTTTCTACCAATTTAGACATATCAAAAAACTCAGGGTGAGACGCATCGAACATAGCGCACCGTTGAGCAGGTGACGATATAGCCATGCCTTTAGACATGCGCTTATTCACAGTATCCAAGTACATCCCACGCTTCTTAAGGTCTTCAATAAATGAGTTGTAGTCTGTGCTGTCCTTGTTCAATTCGTTGCGTATGTCTTTAACCGGGATAAAAAGCCGCTGGGTGTCACCCTCGTGCCGCATAACAAGCCTACCGTACTTAGGTTCTAGTCTAGGTGCTTTAGGTTTTGAAGTGCGCTGGTCTACGCCATCGTCAACGTCAAGCAGATTATTGAGGTTGTTGTTTATAAACGAACCAAGTATAGACACATAACTGTCCACCGGAGCTACAGTATCTTTCCTCAGTTGAATTATGGTCCGAGATGCTTTCCTGTAGATGCGCCCCATGTCAAACTTTATTAACCCTAGTTTGCACGCAATTATTCCTGCGGCTATATTAGCAGCTATAAGGGCAGACCAATTTCTTTCACGTGAAGTAAGACGCATTTCTTTGTCTATCTTAGCCTGTATTTTAAGTACGTCTTTCTTTACACCTTCTGGATTAGCAAGCACGTGTTGCATGAAAGGTACAATGGCGTGACCAAAATTAGCGTTTAGCTGGTGGTCAAACATCTCTTTGCCGTACGTTGTAGAGATAGTCTCTTGGTCAACGTAGTCTACATAGAACTCCATGATTCGCATAAGCTCACCATCAGGTAGGCTTTTGTCTGCAAATAGCTTTTGGTAAAAAGAAGAGTTAGACGAGGAGAGCGTCATGTTACGCCATGTAGTGTCGTTCTTACGGTTAGCGTTAGCTGTAGCGGTGCCTTTATCTTTACCTTTGCCTTGTGATACTTCGTAGGCAAAATCACTAAGGGAGCCAGACTCCATATTACTAAGCTCATCCATAGTGTTTACTACGTTGTTTAGTATGCCCAGCTTGTTGACACGTGCTACGGCTGTGTCTTTAGGGTTACCCAAGAGCTGTTCAGGATCGCCACATATACTGTTTGCCATCCGCAGTATGGTTGTCTTACCCGTACCTGCGTTCTTATGTACTAAGTTTATGATTGCACCTTTCTGTCCGGTTAGTTGCAACAGAGGAGAACCAAAGCCAGAGAGTGCGGCAAACGCTTGTATCTCCATACCCTCCTTGTTATACAAGTTAAATACTTCTTGCCACTTTTCTAAGGTGCCTCTTGGTTCAAAGTAGGGTACATAAGCTTTAGTTACAGAAGACGCAGGGGAGTGATACACCCCATCCACAGTAATCTCTCGTTCTCCGACAATAAACTTCGTATCGTTATCAGCCCATCCAAATTGTAATCTCATTATTTCTGCCTTTTCTTTTGTCTGTAGTATCTGAATAGTTCTAGTAACGTATTCAATCAAAGCCGCCGAGTTGCTGGCGCCTGCTACTACTCCATTATGTGCAAGAGTCTTAAGTAACAGTCTACGTTCTAAACATTCATTAGGTATCTTGAACTCACGCACACCATCGTGCGGAGAATGAAAAACAAACACGGACACAAACCCTTCTTGGTCGTCCCACATTTGCTTCTTTAAATAGAAGTCGTGCTCGTATACAAGCACTGCGTCTTCTTCCTTCATTAAATACACGCCCCCATTTTTACCTCTAAAATAAGGTTCAAACTTATTTATAGGGCTGCTGGAGGCTTTCTTTATAACTTTACCTAAGCTATACGGGCCTTTTACTTCTTTGCTTTTCTTGTGTGGGCAGTGCTTACAACCACCGGGGTTGTTCTTTTCAAACTCCTCACAAGAGTGTGGTCCCTTGATACCCGCGATCTTTCTTTCAACTGCGCCAAAATCGTAGTCAGGATGGCCGTGGGACACGGTGTGTATAGCTTTGCTACCGTCTACGCAAAACTTAGCGACAGACAGTGCGTTAAACCAACGAGGTTCCGACAGAGTTTTGCGGTTTAGCAGACTATCCTTGAGCTGTAGGCACGGGTCTTGCCGTCCTATTATTTTAGAAAACTTGTAGTCTTTGTTTTCATCAAGGAGCTTTTGCAGCGGGTCCAATATAGGTTGGCTGCTTTTCTTCTTAACCGTAACAACTTCATCGGGGTCTACTCCAAGCAGCTCACGTATAGCGTTAGGTGCGTACCTTGCGGTTACAGGGTTTACTACCTTTACTAGCTTAGGAGTATCCTTCTTTTGGTTGTAGGTGCCCGGCACTCGCAGTATACGCGCAGCGTCGAACACATTCGGATCGGCATAAAATTTCTGAGTAATACATACTTGCTCTAGTCTCTTGGCAATAGGTAGCCATTTCTCGGTGGGTATTTCTTCTGTGAACCCCCAATACACATGCAAGCCATAACCTGAATTTACAATTACTGGTTCAGGCAGATCGACTGTATTGCAAAACTCTTTAAGAGCTTCTAGTCCTTCTTTCTGGCTGGCGTAACCTTTCGGTAATCCTGTAGAGGGTTCTATCTCTTCTGCTTTGTCTCCACCGCAGTCTATATCAAGCCAAATAGCTCCAAGAGACTCTACATTTTCTACCTTCCGGCTACCTTTTTCTTTTAGCTTACCCAGAGCAAAGTAGACATCCATAGCTTGCTCGGAAAACCCGTCAGCTATTTCGTATGCTACTTCTAAACTATCGGTAAACTTTGGCATAAGCCTACCGTCTTTCATGCCGACCACATTGTATATGCCGCCTTTAGGGACGACGTAATCTATGAGATCGAATGTTTGCATTATCTAAACTCAGCTATTATCGCTTCTATTAGTTCTAGCAGTTCTTGTTTAGGCTCATGGACGCCCGTGAACCAGTTATAGACAGTCTGTCTGGTAACCCCTAGCTGAGAGGCTACCTCGGCAACAGGCACATTAGCGTCAATGCACGTGCGGCCAAGGCGGACCCCCAGCAGGGATTGGTCAGCTTCTTGATTCAGACTATCGAGATGTGTCGAGTAGCCGTAGCTCATTAGTCGTCATCGCCCCATGAAGAAATAATGTCTTCTATATCATCGTCATCGTCGTCAGAAATGTCGTTCTTCTTTTTACGCTTGACAGGTTCTTTGACTTCTTCGTCGTCGAACGGATCAGCTTCGGGTTTAGCCTTTGGGGTGTCCTCTGCTTCAAACCCACCATCTGAGTCATCTGACGCAAAGGGGCTACCAGACTCTTCGTCTGCGCTGAAACCATCCTCTTCATCAAACGGGGATGCTGGCTTGTAAGGCACGTACTTCTTAACCTGCACGCCTCGTAGTCTTAGGGCTACGCCACCACCGTTTATTTTGTAAGGGAATAACTCAACGGCTACGTTTACTGTACTACCAGTAGTGAGCATAAAGTCACTGTCCAGCTTCTTGTTCTTTGAATCAAACTGGTCTGGGATTGAAGTAGGGTTGCCGTTGTACGCAGCTTTAAGACTGGCCTTGCCGACGTAAGTTCCGTCATCTTGCTCCTTAAAACGCATCTCTAGCTTCTTAGGCCAAGAGTCTTCACGCGCAGCTTTGTACGCTTCGTTCATCAGGCTGTACAGTTCTTTAGCTTGCGCTTTGCTCATGCCAAAGTTTAGATCGTAAGACGCCCCATCTTCTGTCGCATCGCACGGAACACTTCTGTTCTGTTTGTCGCTCCAGTGGTAGGGCTGGTTGATACGGGGGTAGAGTGCAGTTACGCCTCTAATTATTTGTGACTTACTAGCCATATATTGCTCCTTAAAAGGGTTTGATTGATCAGCTTTCTCAAGCTGCTTTATATCTGCAAGTTCTTCCTCTGCTAGAGGTCGAACCGGTTTGAAATACATCTTGTAAAAATCACGGTGTTCTACAAAATATATTTCGGTTAGCACATTACCGACGTGCTCTCGGTTGCGTTCAAGATGTTCTATGTACTTATATAGATTCATCCTGTTGTCGTCTCTGGAAAACAAACTCAATGCACTAAGTCTGATTTCGTAAAGAGAGTTCTGTCCTAAGAAAGCTACCTTAATATTAGTAAAGAACTTACAAGGTGCTCCTCCTGAGTTTCGTCCAGTTTTTATACTCTGGGTGCAATCAAGACAGCGACTAGCTTGTTTGTTGGACACCGCTTCGTCTGGAAAGTCACAGTCGAAAGACCAACAAGTAAGCTTGTTATCTTCGTAGTAATTTCTTGATAGCGTTCCGCTGTCTGCTATTACAACTTCTACAGAGCGCAGCGGCTCGTAGGTATCCGGGTGCACAAAGCACCCGTCCTGTACTTGAAGTCTATTCACTTCTTGCGTGGTTTAAGTACAGAGATAGTGTACTTACGGTTTGTCTGTAGACCCGGAGGTGCTACATCAGGGTTAGCTTCTAGGAACTCTTTCATGTTAGAGGTATGCACGCGCTTCTCAAGTAGATGAAACGCGCTATTCTCTTTTATGAATTCGTGCATCTTATCCCAGTCGCTCGGCCAGTAACTAGTACGCACACGACGTGAAATAGTACCGGCTGGTGTTCTCAAGCTATCAATGTTTTGTTCTTCGCACAGAGTCAGCATCTCTTGAGTTACTTTCTCTTGTTGTGCTTTTATTTTCTTTATCTCTTCTTCTTTCTCTTGTATAGCTTCACGCATCTTGATGTAGATGGTGGCTAGTTTGTCAGGTGTGTCTTTCATCGCTCCTCCTTTTTGGTGGGGAGGAGTAGTGTACTCTTACGCTTTACAGTGTCAAGTATTTATTTCTTGTTTATATAAGTCGATTATCTTGTGGTGGTGATCAACTTTAGACCGCAACATGTTGTATAGGCGTGTCTCTACTTCACTGCCGCGTATGTGAATTATCGTCATCGGGTTGTGTTGTCCCGGTCTGTCGATACGTGCGTTGGCTTGTAAGTATGTCTCTACGCTAGTAACAGGAGCGTACCAAATAATTGTGTTAGCCGCAGTTAAGGTCAATCCATGTGACGCTGCCTGTGGCTGGATGATAAGCACCTGTATTTTGTTTGTTTCTTGGAAGTCTTTAATTATTCTACTGCGTTTATTTACAGAGACTTTACCTGAAATAATTTCACACGCTACGCTGTTCTTGGTAAGAAATTCTTTTAGTAGTTCTATGGTGTGAGTAAACGGTACAAACACCAGCACTTTGTTAGAAGACTCATCAATAGCTTCTTTAATTACTTTCAACCGACTGCTTACGTCAAACTCTATAACTTCCTTATCGTCGGAGTACACAGCCCCACCAGAGATTTGCAGCAGCTTGTTTAAGTTAGTGGCTGCATTGACGGAAGTAACTTGCTCCCCATCCGCTTCCATAATCATGCGGTCTTTCAACAGCTTGTAATAAGACGCCTGTTGTTTCGTTAGCGGTGCGTCTCTGTCTACGTAAGTAACAGCAGGGAGGTCAAGACACTGATCTTTCTCAAACCTAATCGCGGGTTGTAATACTTCATGCACCGTCTTATCCGCATCGGGCTTGGGTCGCCACGTATACTGTGAGACTTTGTGCATCACTTTGTCTCTAAACTGCCCAAAGTATTTAGGTGCGCCCTTCGGGTTAATTAGCTTGGCTAAACCAAACGCATCAACGGGGGACTGTGCTGCGGGGGTACCAGTAAGCATCCAAAGCCACGGCACGTTTGCAGTTATGTCGCGTAAAGTTTTCCAGCGGTTTGTTTGTGCGTTCTTGTAGGCGTTGGCTTCGTCAACAACTATCATGTCAAAGCCCCCTTTCATAATCTCGTCTTTGACCACAGCCACACCATCAAAGTTTATGATGACAAACTCAGAGCCAGCGTTGAGTATTTTCTTGCGCTGCGCCGAAGTCCCGTGCGCTACGGAGCAAGTACGGTGCATGGCAAACTTAAACAAGTCTTCCTGCCATGCTGATTTCATAATAGACAGAGGGCAGATAACCAACACACGGTTTATCAGACCCTGTTGCATCAGGTAGTCAACCGCCCATATCACAGATGCAGTCTTTCCGGTGCCTTGCTCGTTAAAACAAAAACCTTTCTTGTGCAGTGTTAGGAAAGACGCTGTTTCTTTCTGGTGGTCGAACGGTTCATACCTACCGGTGTACTCATAGTCCCGTGCCATAGGAGAAGGTACTTCCTTTACCTTCAATCCGGCCAATACTTGAGACTCGTGTAGCCCCCACGGTATAGCTATCTTATATACGCCCTTCTCTTCCGTGAGCACCTTGTAGTTTTTTACTCTCTCCGTAATAAGGTGGGGGCGCTTTGTCTTGAGCACGATGGCTCTATCGTTGACTATTTTCACTTAGATGTCGCTCTCTTTTCGTATATGTTAGGCTGTTCTTTATCGAGGTAGGGGACTATCTCGCGGGCTAAGCCTCCCATATCCATTGAGCTTTTTACCATAGGATCGTTGTCTTCCATTTCTATTGAAGCAACGTCAAATTTACGCATATCAGTAATGTTATTAAACTTGGGGGCTTTTACGTTGCATTGGTAACCGTTCCAAATAAATTTGCGTTCCCCTCGTATATGCTCTCTTACTACAACCTTGCCTTTCGGAGTAAAGCGCGTGTGCTCTTCTACGAAATGTATTATTTTTCTTCTGTTTCCATTAAACGTAGTAACGTATTCCCTGTCTTTGAAGTAGTGTTTTGTATCTTTTGTATCTATACAAAAATTCATACGTAAATCATTCTTTGTTGCTTGCACTGTCCACATCTTGTCACGATTATTCCAAAAGTTAAAACACGCGCAAAAAATACCTACGTGGGCCGTTTCTTTGTCAGTGTCTTTAATTAACATACAGTCTTTGTCAAATACATTAGGGTGTTGCCAAGTTTTTCGGATAAAAGATGTTTTTCTCCCATTCTTGTGGGGTACTACTACTTCTTTATTTGTGACCCAACGCAGAGTTTTTACTTCCCCTTTTGGATTTACTGCTACATAAAAATATAACCAGTGATTTTTATCGTCTTCGTCTTTAGTTGTTTTACCATTAAGGGGTATGCTCAGCCCTATTTTGTAAACAACATTTTTTGTAGGTTCTACGTAGAAAGGAGAACTTTCGTATTTCACAGCGTAGAAAAAATTAGGGAATACTTTGTCGTCGTCAATGGGAAAAAACATATTTGTAGCAACAAACATTATCCCCGGAAATTTTTCTGGCACTTCTACTTGGTTCTTTAAGAGGTCTTCTGGAAGCATTGGAGCAGGAGCTACAAAGACGCCAAGTTTTTTAAGAGCGTTAGTGTTTGTTTTGTTATCCCATGACCCCTTACCTGTAGCACGGGACATTTCTTTAAAGTTTTTGTCTAAGTTGCTAAGAGTTTGTTTTATTGTTTTACCTCGGCCCTTTGTATATTTTTTACGTCGTCTTGTGGGACGGGTTGCTTTTAATTCAGGCTTGTTGAAGTAATTGAAAACTTTTTGTAAATAATACTTTACTTTGTCTTTTATCGCTTTCGTCATAGCTTGCATAAATTACACCCTACTTTTTCTTACGTTCTCGCTTACTGGTTTCGGATACTAGATTACCCTTAGAGTCCCGTTTAAAGGA